CTATTTCTCTCAGTTCTTACTCTTTCCCAAGTGTTATAACCTGGTTTTTCATAATAAGGTAATGCATTTATTCTATCTTCTTCAGCTAAATTAGCTTCTGCATGATTAATTAAAGCTTGAAAGTCTTCTGGAATAGAAGTTATAATTTTATGAGGCGTTCCTACATCTAAATATTCTATCTCACCAGTATTGGTTTCAGTATCAAATCTTAGATAATTTATATCTTTGTTTAAATTAGGTATATAGTCTGTAAACTGTTTTGATCTATTATCTATACTTACAGTCATGTCTTGTGGGCAAATTGAATATTTAGTCATATTAAGTCTTTATTATAAAATAGGTTGCTACAAAAGGTTGTTTAGGATCTATATTTCCACCTGTTGCACTATGGTTATGAGCTGATCCACTACCTTGGTTTGACCAAGTATAGTTCCCTTGATATCTCATAGTAGTATAATTACTACCAAAACCAATACCATCAGATCCACCGCCAGGAGGTCCGTTGTGACTATGACTTGGTATAGTGTTTTGTGATAAAGAAGTATTTGCCGCTGCAATAGAAGCTTGTTGAGAATTTGCTCCTGCATTAACACCTAAATTACCTGAACCACCTCTACAACATTTGTCTTTAATATTTGGTACGTTAAAAGTAGTTGAACCGTCACCAGAACCATAGGTAGTTCCAATAATAGCAAATAAATCTGAGTAGGTGCTTCTAGAGACAGCCGCTCCATTACAATCTAAATAACCAGATGGAACAGAAGAAGTTGGCCAAGGAATAATAGTTCCTGTATCTACAAGAACAATACCTGTTAAATTAGCTCCGTCAAAGTCATATCTTGTATCTTCGTAAGTAGCCATTTAAACTCCTATACAACTGGTTTAGAAATAATTACTGATTTACTTCCATCATTTGCGGTTAACATTACATCACCTTCATAAAAAGTAATATTTTTTGGTTGTTCAGCGGAATAAGTTGCTGGTAAATCTCTAAGTGATTGTCTGTAAGTTGCATACTCTGCAACTTTTTCAGCAGTTAAAGGTGAATCTTCAACTTGAGTCCAATCACTATCTCTTAAATACTGATCTCTATCTGCTTTTACTCTTTCCCAAGAATTAAACCATGCAGTTTCTTGATCTAAAATATCTTGTTTGTGCGCTGCGTGAGCATCAATAAATTTTTGAATGTCTGATAATGCACAAGGACTATGTGGAGTACCATCATTATGTTCTATTTCACTTTGAGATGAATTTTCACTATTATATTGATAAGCATGGATATTATCAGGAACATCGTTCCAACATGACTGAGAAACCATATTAGTATATCCTTCTCCGTCTATTACAACTGTTCTATCTAAAACTATTACTGAAACCTTCATTTTTTTCTCCTACGTTTTAATTATATAATTTATATCAATTGTTGGCTGTTGTAAAGAGACACTTGCAGAATTGATACCATGACCATGTGTACCGCCTCCACCTGTATTATTTGAACCTACTGCGCTTGTTGTCGGAGATGCATTTCCTCCACCTGAGTTTCTATCAGAGCCACTTAATAATGTAGGGTGACTATGTGATGCCATTGTATTGTTGCTAATAGTCGTATTTGCAGCATTTACACCAGAAATATTTGCGTTATTTGCTCCTCCAGTACTAGCAAGCGCTTTAGTGCCAGATTTTCCTAAAGGAATATTAGTTTCTAAATTAGGAACATTAAAAGTAGTTGAACCATTTCCAGAGCCATAAGTTGTACCAATAACTGCAAATAAAGCAGAATAGGTGCTTCTAGACACCGCTGCTCCATTACAGTTTAAATATCCTGAAGGTGCAGATGCAGTTGGCCAAGGAAGAATACTACCAGTATCAACTCCAATTAAACCTTGGATATTTCCACCATCAAAATCATATCTAGTTGTTTCGTATGTTGCCATTTTTTACCTTATGTTTTAATTATATAGTTAACTGCTAAATATGGTTGTAATTTAGAAAATGCATTTCCTGAATTCATACTATGACCATGCGCGCCACTATTTCCCGTGTTACTACTATTAATGTTAGCACCAGCTCTAGTACATCTTGCTCCACCACCTACGTTCATGACATAGTCAGCAGGATCTCCTCTACCACTAATGCTGTGAGTGTGACTTCCAATTTGTGAAACAGAAAGAGTGTGATTTGCTAATGATCCACCACTCATGGATACTGTATTAGCACCGCCAGTTAAACCAGGGCTTTCATTATTACTTACAGATTTAATAACATTGTCTTCTGTATTAGGAATATTAAAAGTTGTAGATCCATCTCCTGATCCATAAGTTGTGCCTATGACTGCAAATAAATTTGCATAAGTTGATCTTGAAACCGCTGCACCATTACAAGCAAGATACCCACTTGGTGCAGATGCAGTTGCCCAAGGTATTATTGTTCCTGTAGATAGACCTTGGATACCAGTAATAGCAGCACCATTGAAGTCATATTTTGTAGCTTCGTATGTAGCCATCTATTATTTCTCCTTATAGGTCCAGCCGGTAGTAGCGTCTCCTGAATATACTAATGTGAAACCAGCGCCTTGTGTATTGATCGTTAAGTCCGCTGCTGTATTTGTAATGTTAGAACCATTTCTTCCAACAGTTAATGCGTTTGTATTAAAATCATATCCTTGGTCAATAAATGAAACTTCATCACCTGCACTTGGAGAAGCAGGAAGAGTAATTGTAAATGCTCCACCATTTGTATTTGCTAAAATTTGTGCACCAGCTTGAACTGTTTCAGCTGCAGTGATTGCTCTCCAAACTTTTTCTTCAGAACCTTTATATACATTTGTTCCATCTGACCATAATTGATAAGTATGGCCTTCACATAAAAGAACACCTGAACCAGATGTAGTTTTAAAAGTTAAAGTGAAACCTGCATGATTGCAAGCATCTTGAATTATGTAAGTTTTTTCTATTGAATCTGGAATAGTAACATTAACGTTTGCAGCAAGTGTTCCAGTTAATTTAATAACTTCGTTCTTACCATCTGATACTGCACCGTTTGTAAATGTTAAAGCTCTACTAGCGTTAGTTACGTTGAACGCATCATAACCACCAATGGCTTGTTCAAGAATTAATAAGTTTGTATTTGTAATTTGTCCCCAAGTTCCAGAATTTTCTCCGGTTGCTTGAACAGTTAATTTTAAATTAGCCGATGTTGAGTTAGCCATAATTTTTTATTCTCCAGTTAATCTATTTTTATAAATTTTGACTGATAATGTCAATCTATAATTTTTATGCAGCTGTGTCAACTTCTGTCCAAGTAGGTGCTGTGCCTGTATTTACCTGGTTCCATATTAAAGTTCTATTAGTTCCTAAAGCAATTGTCAAGTTAATTCCGGTAGCAGATGTAGTAGCTTCTCCAATAACTGTAACGCCTCCAACACTACTAGACATAGCTATTCCAGTAACATCTATGTAAGAAACAGCATCTAAAGTACCTACTCCAAGACCTGCCGCAAAACCTTCTCCAACAACGGTTACATTAGCCTCTCCAATAACCACTGTTCCAACAGCTAAAGAAGCATTAAATCCAATACCTGTAACTTCAGCATCAGGAGAAGGATCTACTATACCTTCTGCAGCTGTAATACCAAAACCTGTTAATGTTAGATTTGCTGTACCTGTAATAGATTCATTTCCTAAAGAAGCAGTCATTGCTTCTCCAGTTACATCTGTATTAGCGTCCGCTATAATTACAGTTCCTACAGCTAAATCTGCTGTAAATCCAATTCCAGTTACTTCTGCGTCAGGAGAAGGATCAACTATACCTTCTGCTGCCGTCATTGCTTCACCAGTTACATCAGTGTTAGCATTTGCAGTTATAACTACTGAACCTAAATTTGCAGATAATGCAATACCTGTTAAATCTACTAAAGTATTTGCATCTAAAGTAGCTGTACCTAAATCTGCTGTAAATGCAATTCCAGTGACTGCTGCGTCAGGAGAAGGATCAACTGTTCCTTCATCTGAAGTCATGGCCATTGTTTCTATAGGTTCATTACCCCAAACACCATAACCCCAAGTTTCTGTTCCCCAATATGCAGGAACAATAGTAGATAATTCTGCTATTGTATTTGCATCTAAATTAGGTGTGCCTTCATTTGCAGATAATAATTCTCCAGATAAAGATATGTTTGCAGTACCTGTGATGGACCCATCACCTAAAGAAGCAGCCATTGCTTCTCCAGTTAAATCTACTAAAGTATTTGCATCTAAAGTAGCTGTACCTAAATTTGCTGTAGCTGGTTCTCCTGATAAAGATACACTTCCTGTAATGGTAAAAGAAACAGAACCTATATTTGAATTTATATCAAATCCACTAGGAAAAGCTTCTGTTGCTATAATTACATTTTCGTTACCTAAAAATGAAGATAATGATTCTCCTGTAACATCTACATTTACATCAGTAGAAATTAATACATTATCTAATGTAGCAGTTAAACTTATTCCTGTTGCTTGTGCAGAATAAGCATCACCCCAAACAAAATTACCCCATTCAACTCTACCCCAACCACTGTTAATTTCACCAGCTGTAGTTTCATCACCTAAAGTATTAGTTATTGCAATACTAGTTGGAATTACATCTACATCAGTAAATGAATTTTCATTTCCTAAAACACTACTTATTGAAATACCAGTTAAAGAAAATTCTATATCAGTAAATGCATTTTCATTTCCTATTGCAGCTGTAAATCCTATTCCAGTTAAAGAAACATCTGGAGCTGGATCAAGTGTACCTTCGAACGCAGTCATTGCGATACCCGAAGGATTTACAATTTGATTAGGGGAACCCCATGCTCTTGAACCCCAGAGATCTCTTCCCCA